GTCTGTTAAAGTTTCTATTGCTTTATTAATATCTGTATATATTCCTGCTAATCCAGATCTATCAAAAGCATTTAATAATTTAGTAGTTAATGATTGTTTTGAATAATCTCTACCAAATCTAAACTCTGTATATATTTTATCTATAAGCATACCAGATCCCATTAACAACATAGAACCAAATAAAAAATCTAAATCTTTTTCTTGCATACCTCTCATTAACATTCTTTGAGTAGCTGATATTGCAAATTTTTTAAATTGTGCAAATGTAGATCCTAATTCTGTACTCATCCATAATGGAGTATCTCCTAAACCTGGAGTAACAATAGTAATATTTATATCTTTATTTAAAGCTGCACCAAAAGCATCAACTGCTGCTTCATCTTCCCATTTAGCTGTATTAGCCATAAAATTATGTTTAGTTTTTTCACCATGTTTTTCAAACTGAGTTGCTATTCTTCTAGCCATATCTTGATCTATACCAGAAGATGATAATGCTGTTTTCCATTTTTCTGTTAAAGAACCTTTAGTCCATTTAATAGAATCTTCTATAATTCTAGAACCAATAGTTACAGATGCCATAGACTTAGCCATTTCTGTCCATCTAGACATAAGGTTTACATACATAAAATTAAATGCAGATGCTTTACCAACACCACTTTCTAATTTAGATGCTAAACCAAACATATCACCAACGTCTGCAAATAACATAGCTCTTTGACCTGTAACCATATCAACAGCTTCACCAAAAGATTGAGCTTCTTTTTTACCCATTTTAAAAATAGTACCACCATCTAAAAAATCAGAAAACATTTCAAACTGTGTTTTAAAACCACGTTTAATACCAGAAGTCATAACAGTTCTGGCTACATCTGGTATTGCTGCTGCAAATCCAGTAAGCATAGTTAATGCATTATAATGTTTAGCTGTTCTCATTGCTACCGAAGACCATGCATGAGGATTAGAAGGTAATCCATAAGTACCTCTAATTAATTCTATAGAAGCTTCAAGATCAGTTAATACTTGATCTCTTTCTTTAATAATTGCTGCTCTTTCTTTAGAGCCTCTTTTAACTCCAGCAAGTTTAAAATTGTATTCATTAGCAACTGTCATAAGTCCAGCATTAAAACCAGACATTTCTCCATCTTCAATAAATTTAATACCTAGTCCATTAGGATCTCCATATTTTTTAGTTAAAAGAATATCTGGTATAATTTGTCTTGCATATGTTTTTTGTAAAGCAAAAATATCACTCATTATAAAACCACCATCTAAAAGTTCTTCTTGAGCTATTCTGTCTAAATTTAATTCTCTAGCTCTTACAGCTCTAGCATATCTTGGTCTATTAAAAGCATATCTTTCTGTAAGATCTCCTACAGTTTTTTCAAATCTAACAAATGGAAAATGACCAGATAAATCTTTTACTAATTGATTTAATTTTGATTCATTTATTAAAACACCAGCTCTTTTAAAATGTCCTTTAATAATATCTTTAAATCTAGCTGGATTTTTTTCTATAGCATTTTTAACATAAATAATATTTATGTAATCATTAACACCTCTTGTTTTAACATTTTTTAATCTTTGATTAAGTTCATCAATTGTTTTTTCAATTCTAGAAATATTATATGTTTCTGTTACACCATCTACTTTAGAAGTATATGTTTTAGAAGTTTCACCTTTTTTTCTCATAGTTTTTAATTGAGATTCCCAAAATCTAAGTTCAGAAATAATAGGCATTTCTCTAATTTTTAATTGTTGTATTTGTTCAAACAATGGGCCATATACTTTTTTTTGTGTATGTCTTGCAGCATTAGCTACTTCTGGTACAGAATGAGAAAAACCATTTAATCTAGCTCTAGTCACTTCATGACTAAATTGATCTAATGACATTCTATCCATTAAACCTGGTTTAGTATTTTGTGTTAATTTATTATGTAAAGCTAATCCTAAATTAGTACCAGGTACTTTTTCAATACCTTGGATTCTTTTAATATAATTAATATATTCATCTTTAACTAATTTATGAGATTCTATTTCACCTACTCTCATCATTCTCATATCAGTTTCAATTGATTTACCTGTAGATTGAAATCCCCATTCTTTAGTATTTTTAATTTTAAGTAAAGGTGTATCTAAAAGATCACCAATCATAGTTTTAGCAGTTAAAGAAGTTTTTTGTTTTATAACTCTAAATACTGGAGTCCATGGCCCATCTTCACCAAATATATTTAAATTAGATTTTATAAATCCTTCACCTTCCATTTTTTGTTTTGCTGTTTGTCTTATAGGTTTTGACACACCTTCTGCACCAACAGATGTAGGATTTGGATCTGTTCTATTTGGTTTAACAAAAGTACCATCAATAGCAATATCTGTATCTTTTACAGTTTGATTACTAATCCATTTATCATCTAATTCTTTTAAATTTTTTTGAGTTTTAATAGGAGTTGGAGCAGATAATTTATTTAATAAAAATGGTACAGTATAACCATAAGCAGCAACAGCTCCTAAATAACTATCATCTCTCATAGGATCTATATTTTGTTTAGCAACTTCTTCTGCAACCATTGCAGATCCAGCAATTTTAGCTGCTTGTCCAAATTTAGTAAAAAACAATAATGTAGAAGGATCTAAAACAGCACCTGTCATTCTACCTAAATAATACCAAGGTGATGCATAATTTGTATCTTGATGAGCTTGTAATTTTTTAATTAAAGAACTTGTTTCTGCACTACTTTTACTAAAATAAAAATGATGCATAAAATCTTGATAACCTTTTAATTGAGGATCTTGTGATGGATTATAATTTTCTTCTTCTGGAAAATCAGAATTGTCTAACATTTTTTGTACTGCCATTGCAGTAAGGTTTTCATCTTTAAAACCATCCCAAGCATCAGTTAAACTAAATTGTACAGGTTCTTTTTTTTCAACTTCTAAATCTGAAGGAGTTATTGGTTGAGGAAAAAAAACTGCCATTACAATTTACCTAATTCACCATTATATGAATTAATAGCTTCGTTTATTCCTTTAAATATAACAGAATTAACATATTGATTTTGTTTTCCAAATTTTTCTAAATAATATTCTTTACCCATTTCATGTTGTACAATAAACTTCATTAATTTATGCATTTCATTTGCATTTAATAAATTAACTGTATCATTACGATCAAAATTAGTTTTAGATTCTAAAGCTTTTAAATAACTTTCATTATCTTCTGCATACATTTTAAATATTTCATCATAAGTAGGCTCTGATCCATATCTTTTATCTACATTATTAATAGCATTTGTTAATGAAGAATGATTTATTATAGATTTGACTGCAGCTCTAATACTATCTTTTGGATGAGCAAACACAGCAAATTTTCTACTATCTCTTTGATATTTTAAATCAATTTCACCATCCCAACCAGATGATGACACAGCAGTCCAGTTATTTGTTCTATGTGTTAATCTTAAATCTTGATTTTGATAATTGTCTAATGCCCATTGTTTAAAACTTAAACTCATTGCATTTTCTGTCATAACAGTTTTGTCTGGTGGTAATAAAGATTCAGTTACTTTTTCTGCATCAGATAAATCTCTATTTAAATTTATTTTTTTTTGATAAGATAAATTATTATTAGCAGTTGTAGCTGCCATTTGTAATTCAGTTCTTATTTCTCTAAGATCACCATCAAATCCAAGTGTTTTAGCTATCCAAGCAAATGGTCTTATTTCTGCAGGTACATCATCTATACCTGGTATATCTGGATAAAATCTATAATCAGATAATTTAATACCATTTCTAATTACTGAATATATAGCTCTTTTAGTCCAATGCTGTTTATCTTCTGGTAATTTATCATACCAACTTGATTTTTTAAATTCTTCGAATATCTCATTAGTAGTATGATTAATTAATTGAGCATTGCTTGATGGTACATTTTTATCAACTAAATTAGTCCATGCAGCAGGTTGGAAATTTTTATCTAAACTAATCATATCATCTCCAATATGCATGGTTAATTTATATGCATGTTTACCAGATTGATCTTTATAGTTTTGTCTATCAACAGATATTTTAACAAGTCCATCTTTGTTATCTGCATATTGTTTAAAATATCCTTCAACATCTTCCCATTTGCTAGTACCATATTTAGAAAGTTGTTCATTTTTAGAAAGCAATGTAAAGTCTTCTTTAATAGCTGCATAAACATCATTATTATCTAAATTGCCATATGTTTTCCAATAAGGATTTTTAACTAATTTAGGTTTGCCATTCATTGTATATGTTTCAATACCCCAACCTTCATCTTCCATTCTTTTCATAACTCTATTAAATGCTTTAGATCTTAAATGACTATTTTCTTTAGACCATATATCTGGATTTTCACCTACAGTCATATGAGCCATTTCTTCATGCCACATACCTTTTAATAAAGCCATTGCATTAGGTGGTATTATTTCTTTTGGTTCCCATGCTAACCAAGTAGTTTGATCTCCAGCAGCAAACAAATTATCATGTAATGGATCTTTTTTATTTTGAAAAAATTTTAAAAAAGCATTTGGAGATTGAAGTTGAGCATTAAACATATACTCAAAACTTGCATTGTTTCCATCAAATTGAGCTGTAATATTTTCTAATTTTTTATCATAGTTTTCATTTTGAAATGATTCTAAAGTAGAACTTGCTCTATTAAAATCACCATTAGCTATACTTTCAATAACTCCATGATCTAAAGCTTTTTGATATAATGGATTATATTCAACATTTGGAAATAATTCATCATTACTTAAATATTGATAAGTTAATGTTTTTTCCATAAAGTTTTTTAAGCTGCCTTCATCTTTAAAAGATCCAGCATCACTAAGTGTTAAATATTTTCTAACTTCATCTGGAAAATAATCTTGACCTGCAAAAACATTAATAGCTGTTCTAAAACTATCAGAAGTTAAATCAGAATATTGTACTTTATTTATTCCATTATTTGCCATTACAGCTTTAGCCCACATTTCTCTATCAGAATCAGATTCAAAATTATATACAACATCTGGATTTGCCATAGTTTTAGATACAATAGATTGTATTCTATTTGCATCAGCAACATATTTAACTAAGTTATTATATTTTGTACTTCCAATATCAACTGGGACTTGAGTTAATATTTCATCCATACTAACATCACCACCTTTAAACATTTCTAATGCTAAAGGGTTACCAGGTTCTTTTAATGCATCTAAATCAATATCTGGTTTTTTTTGTTTTCCATAAATAGCATCTCTATGAAAAGCTTTAAATTTTTTAAGAATATTATTTCCAATTCTTTCTCTATCATCATCATCTTCATATAATCCTCTTACTATTTTATACATAGGATTATTTTTAAAGTCTTCATCAATCATTGCATCATACTGATCTTTGTCATTCATAAAATCATTTAACCAGTTTAATGCTTGTACTTCTTGACCATTGTTATAAAGAGTTTTCATTATATGAAAACCTCTAGAAGTCATTAAAGCTTCTGTTTGACTATTAATATTAGTTACATGATCTTTTTCTCTAATTTTATTTTGTAATACTAAATTTTCAAAATCTTCATGTCCTTTTTCATTTATTTCTAAAAGACTATTTATAAACTGTTTATTAATACCTGGTACTGCTAAATCTAATTCTTGTTCATTAAAATTTCTCATACCAAATTCAGCTTCTGTATTTAAATTATTCCATTTAGTATCTCTGTCTGAAAGCAATTTATTATCATCAAATTTTCTTTTATTACCACTTGCATAAATTACAGAATTTTGACTATAACCAGACAACATTGCACTAGCTTGTATTTTGTAAGGAGCAGGAACAGAATCTAATAAAGTTTGAGCATAAGTATCTACTGCTGCTTTCATTTTATCTGGATCCATTGCATAATCATTTCTAAATTTTTCAAATTGATCTCTAGTCTTAATTTGAAAATCTTGAAAATAATTTGCTTGAGCAGTTTGATCTGCTTCATTTTGTAATCTATTTAATGTAGGTTTAAAAGAATCAAAAGCTATACTTGCATAACTTTTTGCAGGTACATATGGTACATTACCACTTGGAGCTTTAATTGTAATTTGTGATCCTTCTTTTTTTAATGCCATAATTAACCTTCGTATAAATCTTTTTTAGCTTTATATTCATAACCAGCACTTGCAATACTAGTCCATCCACCAAATTGTTCTTTACGTCTTTGTGATGCAGCAATGTCTTGAGCATAACCAATATCACCAACTTCTGTTCCTACATTTAATCTTATTGTTGCAAGATCTTTTTCAAATGTTTTAGTTATATCTTTTTGTATATTTAAAAATGATCTACTATCCATTGAAAAACCAGAACCTGCTTGAGTTGCTTTATTAGCAGCAATAGCAGCAGCATATTGTTCTCGTCTATTTGCTGCTTCTTCATCAGCAATTCTTTTAGCAGCTTTCTTTTGAGCTTCATATCTTTGTTGTTCTATTTCTGCTTGTTTTTTAGATTCTTTAATATCGTAAACTGCTTTAGCTGCAGTTACAACAAACATAGTTACTGGATCAGCACTCATGCAAAAACTACCTCCACTGACATACCCAAGATTTTAATTGGTAAAGGATCATCTTGGCTAATTGTTACTGTTGGACTTTTACTATATCCTAAAAAGAAAAATTCTTTTTTATCTGTTACTGGAGTGAGGTCAGAGCCACCTTGAAAATTAACTTGTTGTATAACTAAAGCTTTAGAGGTGCTGTCTGCTGCTTTGATTGTCATATCAAGGGTAGTGTTAATATCCACAATGGCTCTTGAGATTCTTCTTGGTAACCCAGTTAATGGGCCTTCTGGTAATTCTTTATCAATTGGCATAGTTTCTATTATAGGAATATAATTAAATCCAACTTTAAGTCCACTAGATTTTGGCGCACTTACTAATGTAATTTGATCTGAGCTTGATACTATAAATGAACCAATTGAACTATTGCCATCTATAATATTAATATCTTCATTTGTATAAATACCATTTACATCATGTAAAAACCCTTTTTCTAAAGTAATTACAGCATTATCAGCAGGTGTGACAACTAATGCTTGATCTAAACTTAAATCGTATGATCCACCACCGTTATTTGTAACAGCTTGTATAATATATTCTGTAGTATCACCTGCAATTGTAAATGTTTCATTAATTTGTGGATCAGAAGTAAATCCATCAACAGCTAATACAGAACCAGTTTGACTACCACCATTTACTAATGGTGTTCCTCTTTGATTTAATGTTGAAGTTGTTTGGCAATCTAATGTTTCAGAATCATCATCTGCAAATTTTTCTAAAGTATAAACAGTAGATCCGTCTAAAACTCTTTTAGCAATAATAACTAAATTTTCATTTAATGAAATAATTGATTGTATATAATCTCCACTTCTAGTAGACCATTGTGACCAACCTGCAATTTTTTCATCTCTTACAGAATGAAACACAGATAATGTACCAGGATATGTAGATCCATTATTTAAAAAAAATGCATATTGTTCTGGTCTAGTATTATTACCTTTCATAATTGCAATTTCTTTTGGTGAGTCAATTAAATGTTGTGCAAGAATAGATACAGCAGTTGATTTATAACCATCTTCTAAATCAGAATAAACAAACTCTCTAACTGCTTTACCATTTTTTTGAACAAAGCCTGTTGCTTGGTCAAACATATGAGGAGCTGTTCTAGATATACCATATGGTGTTTGTCTTAATATACTTACATTAGAAGGTGTTATAGTATTATCAGTAGAATCTGGAATATAATATTCTCCACTATCTGTAAATACTTGTAGGTCTTTACCAGATAACATATGTCTAATTTCGTTTACTGAGTTACCTGTTATATCAGAGTCTATTGCTTCCGAATCTAATCCAGTACCTACATTAAAATTAAAATAATCTCCAATATGAGATGCAAGTATAGCTGCAGGTCTAGATTTTATACCACCTAACCATAATCTATTATGATGAAATGTAACTGCTTGAGGATAACCTCTTGCAGCAGAAATAGCTTCTTCTTTCCATTCAAAATGTGGGCCAGTTCCACCAGCTATTGTTTCAATTACAGTTACAGTTACTTGTGTTGGACTTGTATATCCAGTAATTTTAACTTGAGATCCATCTATAAGTAAATAATGTCCAACATAATCAGAAGTAAAAAATCCAGAAGAAGATGTAACAGTTCTACCTGTACCAGTTGCTGCTGTATTAATACTTAATGTTGTAATTGCAGGTTCATA